AAGCCGAAGCAAGAAATAAATTTGGTTGGGTTACTATTTCTGGAACTAACAATACAGTTGTAACAGATAAGTAATTAATAATAAGGGCGTAGTTAATTCTACGCCTTGCTAATGGGATGTGGTGAAGCGGTCAACACATCAGATTTTGATTCTGACATTCGTGGGTTCGAATCCCACCATCCTAGCTGTGTGCCATTAGCTCAATAGGTAGAGCACTTGACTTTTAATCAAGATGTTGAGGGTTCAAGTCCCTTATGGCACATTAAATATTAAAGAAAGGAGAAATAATGGTTTTAGATTCAAATGGAGGTACTTAAATGATTTTAGCAGCAGCTATTAAATATCACATAGATAAAACTGATTCAGATGTTGTTTTATGTGGTGCAAGACATGGTGATGTATTCGTTCAATTGGAGCAGCTAGGATTTGAACCAAGAAAAGGATATCAGGAAATTGAACAAGGTTTTATTGATCATAAGAACAATTTTCTTACAAGAGAAGAAGCATACGAACATGCAAAAATGTGTGGTCAGATATGTGAGAAGATTATTGATGAACGAGAGAATAAAAGTATGTTTGGTAAACAGATGATATCTGAAGATTTGTGGTAGGAAGAATGTTCGATTTCTTTAGAAGAGAGGTGAATATAAATGGCATGTGATTATTGTGCGTATCGTTATTCTTATGATTGTGATGATGGTTGGAATCAGCATAAAAATTGTGAAAGTTTTAAGTTGGATTGGGATAGTTTATCTGATAAAGATAAGAAAACTATTCAGAAGATTTTAGATAGAAGAGGAGGCTAAGTTATGGAACAGATTCAGGAAAATGAACAGTGGAAATTGAATGGCAACTGTGAAAAATGTAGAAGGAATAATTATTGTTCAAAAACATGTACTCGTCATAATAGGCGAATAAGAGCAGAATTTAAAGGTCTTGTTGCAGATACAATGAATAAAATGACTGGTGGTGTAATGAGGGAAGCTATTGATAAGACGGTAAATGGAATTTTTTGGTAAATTAGAAAGGAGATTTACATGAAAGGCTATACAGATTTTGCAATGGGATTTTTGGGAGCAAGTGTAGTAGCAACAAAACCTATTGGTGCAATGAAATTTATGGATTGGAACAAAGTTAAAGAGGTTGTAGAAAGTCATCCTAATTCAATAATTTACGCTGGACTTATGGAAGATTGGAATAATACGAGTGGTCTTATTTATGCAAAAGGCAAGTATTATAACGGATATGTCTATGGTTGTTCAAATTGGGCTACACCAATTGTAGATGTAGATGGTGAAGAAATTGAATGTTGGACTAATAATGAAACTGAATGGGGTTCTGACAAACCTAGTTGGTGGGGTAACGGAGAAAAATTATATGATGCATGGGATTTTGATGAGGACGAAAATTAAATTCCTCAGTAAAACTTCGTTTCCTTTAGATTATAAACGGAGAATATAACAATAGAAGTAATTAATAAAAAATAAATATAAGAAAGAAGAGGTACAAAACATGGATGGATTTATGATGTTTAAGAAGGCTTTACAGAAGCACTTCGATGAAATGCAGAAAGAGGCAACACATTTATTTGAGGTAAATGTAGATAAGGACGAATTATGGAATACATATCTTGATAGCTTCCCTGCCGGTACAAATGAGATTTTCAGGGAACGTAGAGAGCATGATTGCAGTTGTTGTAGACAGTTTATTAAGAATATTGGTTCTGCTGTCACTATCAAGGATAATCAGATCCACACAATCTGGGAACTGAATCTTGGTGATACAACATATCAGTCAGTATGTGATGCACTTGATACTTTTGTAAAAGCTCATACAGTTACAGATATTTATACAACCAAGTTCCCTAAGATTGGTACAGATTTTAACTTTGAGGAAATTAATGGAAAGTCTCATCAGTGGGATCATTTATTCTTAGAGCTTCCAAGCAAGTTCGTAAATAGAAGTAGTCGTTCAAACGAGGAAGTTAAGGGACAGTTCAGGGACACAAGAAATGTATTTAAGCGTTCTCTTGATGAGATTACTATGGAAGCACTTGATACAATTCTTGAACTTATCAATTCAAATACACTTTACAAGGGTGAAGAGTGGAAAGGTGTACTCACAGAGTTCAAGAAGTATAAGAAGGAATATGATAAGCTGACTTCTGATACTGAAAAGGACTTATATGCTTGGGAGAAGTCGGTAACATCAGGCATGGCTATCGGTAGAATTAGAAATCATTCTATTGGAACACTTCTTATTAATGTAAGCGAGGATATGGATCTTGACACAGCAGTTAAGAAGTATGAGCAGATTACAGCACCGAGCAACTATAAAAGACCAAAGGCTATTTTTACAAAGAAAATGCTTGAGGATGCAAAGAAGACTATTACAGAACTTGGATATATGGATTCATTACAGAGAAGATTTGCTAATCTGAATGATATTACTGTAAATAATGTACTGTTCTCAAATAAGAGTGCTGCAAGAAGAATGGTTGGTGCAGATGATATTTTTGGTCAGATGGAAAAGGATATTGCTGTAAGTCCTAAAAAATTCTCTAAGGTTGAAGAGATTTCAGCACAGGATTTTATTGATAAGGTGCTTCCAACTGCAAAGGAGATTGAAGCATTTGTAGAGAATAAGCATGAGAAGAACTTTGTATCTATGATTGCACCAGTTAATCCAGATGCTAAGACAATGTTTAAGTGGAACAATGGATTATCTTGGGCTTATTCAGGAAACATTACAGACTCAGATATGAAACAGAATGTCAAAGCGGCTGGCGGTAATGTTGATGGTGTACTCAGATTTTCTATTCAGTGGAATGAAGATGGTCATGATAATTACGACCTTGATGCACATTGTATTGAGCCAGATAAGAATGAAATTTTCTTTAGAAATTGTAGAAAGCCAAGTGTTTCAAGAATGGGTGGTCAGTTAGACGTTGATATTATTCATCCAAATGGAAAGGTTGCAGTAGAGAATATTACTTGGGAAGACCTGTCAAGAATGAAACCAGGTGTTTATAAATTCTTTGTACATCAGTATTCGGGAAGCGTAAGGCATGGATTTAGAGCTGAGATTGAATTTAATGGAGAAATTTACAAGTTTGATTACGATAAGTCAATGAGAACTGATGAAAAGGTTCAGGTTGCAGAAGTAACACTCGATGAGAATGGAAACTTCTCAATTAAGGAGAAATTAGCAGGAAATTCATCTATTTCAAGCCGTGAGATTTGGAGTGTAAATACAAATCAGTTCGTTCCTGTATCAGTAATCAGTTATAGTCCAAACTATTTTGACGAGCAGGACGGAATTGGTCATAGACATTTATTCTTCTTCCTGAAGGATTGTGTGAACAATGAAGAGCCTAATGGATTCTATCTTGAGTTCCTTGACAATGATTTAATGAAGCATAAGAGAGTATTTGAAGCTTTAGGGGCTAAATGTCATGTAGCAGACACAAAAGATCAGTTATCAGGCATTGGTTTTTCGATGACAAAAAGAGCTGAATTGGTTGTTAAAGTAAAAAGTAATATTGAGAGAGTGGTGAAAATTAAATTTTAACTAGAGAAGAATTAATTTCCCAATATCAGCTTATAGAGAACACATCTAAAAAATATTATAATGGTTCGATTTGGAACTCTATAAGCTGTGGACGTTTTAAAATAATTGGGAAAACGAATAGATGTAACAAAAAGGGATCGTATATTTATTGTTTGTGTGAATTTGAAGATGGGGCAATCGTTGAAAGTGATTTTACCAACATAAGTAAAGGAAACCTCAAAAGTCCTAATTTTCCAAATGTGTTTAATGTAGGATATTTGGGTCAGGGTAAGTGGAAATGTAAAATAAATGGAAGCGTCACTAAAGAATATACTACATGGCATCATATGATAGAAAGATGTTATTCTGAAAAAGCACATTTAAAAAGTAATGCGTATGTAGGTGTAACAGTTTGTGATAGGTGGCATAATTTTCAGAATTTTTGTGACGATATCGTTTATTTAGATGGATATGATCTTTGGAAAAATGGAGAATATGAATTAGATAAAGATTTTTTGTGTGAGAAATTAGGCTTAAAAAATAAAATATATTCCCCTGTCACATGTAAATTTATTCCAAGACCTATGAATATATCAGAAGCTACAACAAGAAAAAATTTAACTGGTAATACATACGTTGGAATTTCACCAAATGGAACAATATATGAATTTAAAAATAAAAAGAAATTTGCAAGTGAACATACTGACATAAGTTATAGTTCGATTGACAGATGTTTAAATGAAAATAGGAAAATTAAAGGTTGGATATTTAAAATTAAAAATTAGAAAAGGAGATTATTATTATGACAAACAATGAATTATTTATCAATGCAACAAGAGCAAACTATCAGTTCCCATTCAGAGGAATGATTAACGTAATTGATTTGTGGGATTTATCTCTCACAAATCTGGACTCAGTATTTAAGACACTCAATGCAGAAGTAAAGAAGTCTGAAGAAGAGAGTCTTCTGAATACTAAGTCAAAGGAAGATGAAGAGATTTCTAATAAGATTGAAATTGTTAAGTATATTGTTGGTGTGAAGCTGGATGAAAAGAAGAAGAGAGAAGACGCTAAAAAGAACGCTGAGATGAGACAGAGATTGCTCGAAATCAAGGCTAAGAGACAGGATGCTGCACTTGAGAATATGTCTGATGAGGATCTTGATAAGGCACTTGCAGAGTTAAAGTAATGTTTTATGGGCTGGCTGACGAACAGTTGGTCAGTCCTTTTTTACAATAGAAAGAGAGAGGTACATACTATGACTGAAAAGAAATTATATACCTGCGATATTTGTAAGACTGATTATGCGGATAAGGAAAAGGCTAAACAGTGCGAGAAAAATCACAAGCTTTTAGAAAAAGCTACGATTGTTGGCGACTATAAATCTATGGGTAGTATTCCAATAGGAGAACCAATTAAAATTCGAGTTAAATTTCCAAACACAGATAAATGGATCGAATACAAGCGATAGTTTTGTTTAACTTGAATTTCACGATTCATGTGGAATTTAGAAAGGAAAGAATATATGGTTAGATATTTTTGCGATTTATGTGATAAGGAAGTTGATAAATATAATGAGTATTCGTTGCCGATTGCAGTCACTTTTATAAATGGTGAACCATGTGATTTAATTCAAGTTCCTGGGTTTAATTTGTGTAAAGATTGTAGAAGTAGGTTTTACGGAGTCGTTGAAAGTATTGTTCCAAAGCAGAAGATTGAAGAATTAAATAAGAGGGCTTTGGATATAAAAATGGGAAGATGTGATGAGTAACAAGAATCGCACATTTCTTCAGGAATTTTGGAGGTGAAATATGAATATTTTAAACATTATTTTATTAATTATGGGAATTTTTAACCTTATTGTTGGGATAACATGGACGAAAAAGAATGTTGTCAACTTTGTGTTCAAATTATTATTCTTGGCAGGTGGTGGGTATTTAGTCTTCTATGCTTTATATCTAAGTAACATTCTGATTGTTTTGAATAAGTAAGAGGAGAATAGCATGTATAAATCTACAATAAGATTTTTAATATGGCTTATGACATTAAATTTATTAATGAATTTTATTTTTCCTGAACCAGTTGAATTATGGAAAATTTTATTAATAGAGCCATGTTTGGGATTTTTATCATTTATTATGGTTGATTGGAAAGAAGATAAGTGAGGTGAGAGAATGAAAATATTTTTAGCAATTTTGATTCTAATTTCAGCATTGAATATAAATCTGACTTTAGAAAAGTTAAATGGTACAAAAAAGAGATATGATTTGCATTGTATCGTGTCGTTATTAGCATTTGTTTTGTTTATATTTTTCTTTTAAATAGAGAATAATCTAATATAGAAGTAATTCTATTCATGGCTGATCAGCCAAATTTTCCAAAAAAGTAACAAGAAATATTTTTTCATTCGATTAGGCAGACGTGCCTATTTTCGAGTGATTTTACAACAAAATAATATTAAGAAGAAAGGATTTAACAGTAACTCCTAGGTATAAATGATTGCGCAATCTCTGTAGATTAAAGGATTTTGACAGAGAATAAAGAAAAAAATAATTATTGTGAGTTAAGTGTAATTGAACTTTGCAGTGGCATTGGAGCACAGATGAAGGGTATTGATAATACTCATCTATTTAATGCAAATATGATTGCAACAGCAGATTTAGATAAAGAAGTCGTGGTTAGTTATGCTGCAATTCATTGTGGTTTGACTAATGAAATGATTGAAAACTATGAAGATTATCCAAGCAAAGAAGAAATGGTAAAACAGCTTACAGATAAGAGACTTGGATATGATTTTAAGAAAGATGTTCTGTATGATTGGGAGAAACTTTCACGAAAGAAGGACAAAACGAAAGGTATTGAGAAATATTGGTTAGCAGACCATATTTCACATAATCTTGGCGATATGATGCAGATTGAGTCACTGCCATATAGTGATTTACTTACATACTCGACTCCATGTACAGATCTTTCCATTGCTGGTAAGCAAGAAGGATTAAAGTGGACATGTCATGATTGTGGTTGTGAATATGATCCATCAGAATTAGATGTAGATACTCGTTATACTTGCCCTAATTGTGGCAGCCACAATATTAAATCAACTCGTTCAGGTTTATTGTATGAAGTTGAGAGACTTCTTGTAAAAGCAAAAGAGAATAATACATTACCAAAGTATTTGCTTATGGAGAATGTAGATGCTCTTGTATCAAAGAAGTATATTGACAGTTTTAAGGATTGGTTGATTCGACTTGATAACTTGGGATATAACTCATATTATCAGACAATCAATGCAAAGAATACTGGTATTCCACAGAATCGTAATAGAATCTTCTGTATCTCTATTCGTAAGGATATTGATACCAAGTCATTTGAATTTCCACAGCCTTTTGATACAGGAATCAGATTAAAGGATTTATTAGAAACAGATAGCAGTGTTCTGGAGAAATATTTCTTATCTGATGAAGTACAAAAAAGACTTCAGATAACAGATCCAAAATTTGAAAAGAATGTAGTAGGAACAACAATTGGACAAAATTGTACCAGGTTAGGTAACAGAGATTTAGTTTATCAGCAGGATTCAGTAATGGGTGCTTTAGTGGCAACTGATTATAAACAACCAAAACAGATTTTTGCCAATTCAAACGAACCAATACATATTGCTGATTTATGCAGCGAAAAGTTTCAGAGAATGCATGAGCAGTCTCGCAGAGTATATAGCGAAGATGGAATTGCACCAGCTATGCATACTTGCGGTGGTGGTAATACAGAACCAAAGGTTGAGAGAGATAATTTAAAAGTCGTAAGAAAGCTTACACCAAAAGAGTGTCATAGGCTCATGGGATTCAATGATATTGATTATGAGAATTGTAAAGCAGTTGGAATGTCTGATACTCAGGGATATAAACAAAGCGGTAACAGTATAGTGACAACTTGCATCTCTTTGTTGATTGAGCATTTATATAAGGCTCAGTATGATAATACATATATTTGTACAGATGAGAAGATGGTAAATTTTCATCAGCCACAAGTGGATTAAGTTCTGCTTGTGGTGATAAACCACAATTAGTTGGTGGTGTCGGTGAAATAAATTTTGGGAAGCAATTTCGTCAGGGTAATAGAGTATATGATTCAGATCATGTAGCAATGTGTTTATTAGCACAGCCTGTAGGTAATGCTGGTGGGTTCAGTTACTTGTATACGGTGGCAAAAAATTTTAATTTGCCCTCTATTCTAAATGTAACTTATGAAAATGATGTTCAAAGAGTTGGAACTGTAAGTGAGAATAGTCTTATTGGCGGTAGAGTTATAGGAATAGAGGGTATTTGTTTCACATTAATGGCTTGTACTCATGGTTATGGTATGGAAAACATCTATGACAGTAGAAAGTTGGTGTTAGATGAAAAATTCAGAAAATACACCAAATGAATTGATTTTTGTTGGTGGTATAGATAGTAAGTTATGGTTGGATAATGGCAAACAGTTATCTAGGAACTTTAAACAAGGATACAGAGTTTACAGTAGTGAAGGAGTTGCCTGTTCTATTACGACAAATGGTGGAGGTCTAGGTGGTTGTACTGGACTCTATCTTATAGAAAGAGAGAATAATGAATAAGAATATACAATTTGAATCATTAACTCGAAGTAAGTGGGTTAATGATAAATATAAAGAGTTTTATCGTAAAAATGGTTATCTTCCTAAATATTTTGATGTATATAATGGTACAGAAATTACAGATTATGCACCTACATTGTCAACAAGAAGTAATGGAGCAATGGGAAGTGGTACTGTATTGATTATGATTGATAAACATGATATTGAATAGAAAATAACAATATATAGCGATTATAAATACAATACATACTATATATTGTATAAAAATTAAGACCAAAAGAAAGCGGAATTTCATTCGGAGAATAAAACAACAGGAGGTAAACAATATGGAATATAGAGAGATTGATTTTCTTTGCGGTTGGACTATTGAACGAGCTGTAAAGGAATTGCACGAAAGAGCAAAGGATGGCAATAAATATTGTGGTAAATTCAATGGGAATAAACTAACATCTGATATGTCTTTAGATGATGCTTATATGCTTTGTATAGGCAAAACTTTTGACGAATTTAATAAAGAGCAGGAAAAAAGTCGTCAAAGATTAATTCGTGAAGAGGAAGAACATAAAAGAAAAATTCCTGAATTATCAAAGTATTGGATAGAAGAAGGTCATAGGGTTTTATCTAAAGATAAGTGGGATATGTGGGATAAATGTGTTCCTATTCGGCTTAACGATTTATACAGGGGAATGGAACTTGGTCAATGCTTAGATATTATCAAAACTGTTAAAGAAAAATCTATCCAAGATGGAATTGAAATTATGAAAAATCAGGGACATTCTGGTATGTCATGGGGATTAATGAAGTCTATGATTAGAGAATTTTGTGATTGTGGCAATGAGTTCTTAGAACAGTTAGGAAAATAAAAATAATAGGAGGTGCAGCCTATGAGGAATATTCAGATAAATGATAAAGTGATAATAAAAAGTTCTTGTAATAGTAGGGGACAAACTGGATTTGTTATAGATACATATAATGTAGGTACACAGAAATATGTTATGGTTCAATTAAAGAATAGAAAACAAGGATATAACGTTTTATCAGTAGAAAAAGTTGAAAGTGAGGATAATAAAATGACAGGATTTAATAAAGTGGCGATTGTAAATTTGGTAGATGATTACAATAAGAAGGATTATGGATTTGCTTTATATGATGAAGATATGAATGAAATTGTTAAGTACGATACAAAACATCCGTTATATGTGATTGTAAATGCAAGAGGAAAAGATAATAGAGTCCTTGGAATTTTAAAAGAAGTAAGATCAGTAGAAGCATATGGCAAGTGCGTAACGGCACAGGTCGTTGGAGTTGTTAATATGAATGCGTATAATGCAAGAATTGATGAGGAAAATCGTCAGAAAGAAATCGCAAAGCAGAAAGCTTCTATTGAGAAGGAGCTAAAGTCTGAGATTGAAAAGATGAATAATATTGCTTTATATGAAAATATGGCAAAGGAGCATCCTGAGAATCCAAGACTCGCTGAACTTGTTAATGCACTAAAAGAATTGGGAGAATAATATGGCAGGATTTATATCAAAACAACCGAATGGATTATATTGTAGATTTTCGAGTGTCACGGATTGTCCTACAGCATGGAATATGACACGAGAAGATTATATCAATATGAAAATGCAAGAAGCAAAAGAAGATGCTGAAGATGTGTTGGATAATTATTTGAAGCCGTTTGATATGGTGGTGGATATGTATTATCCAAACAATATGACAAAAGAGGAATTTGATGAGTTCCTTGAAGAGACTGGCTATAGTAAAGGAGAATAAACCATATGAAGAAATGTGTAATTTTAGAAATGGAAAACAGCAATGATTTTGAGAATGCTATGAATGATTATTTGAATGATGGATACAAAGTAGAATCTAGTTCATGCAATAGTAGATACTATAAAGCAATTCTTGTATTAAAGGAGGACGAGTAAATCATATGAAGAAGAAAATTTTAGCAGTTGTATTAGGATTAACATTGTGTTTTGGAATGACTGGATGCCAGTCTGTTACAAAAGATTTTGGTGGATCAACAACAATTGAGCTTGCACCAAACCAGAAACTTGAAGAGATTACATGGAAAGATGATTCATTATGGTATCTTACAAGACCTATGACAGATGATGACATTGCGGAAACACATACCTTTCAACAGTCATCAAATTTTGGTGTATTTGAGGGTACTGTAACTATTATTGAAAAGAAGGAATAAGTAAAATGAAAGTTAAAGAATTAATCGAAAAATTATCGACTATGCCACCTGATGCAGAATTAGTTTCATATCAAAGTGATCTTGAAAAAAGTGGAATAAAACCAATAAATTATTCACCAACTTTGAAAAATTTTAAGGTTGAAACTCATTATGTATATGATGTGTTTAATCATACACATATTCCATTTGATATTTTGGAAGAGGATGAAGATGGCGAATTTATAGGTGTAGAAATGTAGGCACAGTAAACCGAAGTTTCTTGGTGATTTAGGAGGTGGAAGATGGGCAAAAATTATGAATTAGAGCTGTATAAATTACTAATCAATCCAGAAGAAGACGACATTGACATCCAATATGTAGAAGAATTTGGATGGGTTAGTAATACAGAGTTTTATGTTTGGATTAATCTTAATTGGTTTAATGAATTTGTCAAACGATTGAATGATATTTTTGGCTATTCGCTTTTTGATGAAGGTGGAATTGAAGCAAGAATTTGTAGTGATTGTGTATGTATCGACTTAGAAGAAGTTATTTCTGGATATGGAGTTGATCTTGAAGAAGTATTTCCAAGAAGTAAATATACACATTAAGAGAATAATATATCGAAAGGAGCATGAGATTTTGCAGAATAAATATTCTAAAAAGCAATTAGAAGAATTGTATAATTGCGATATTTTTAAAGATTCAGGCTTTGATGATAGTCACTTATTTTGGGTAGCGCAGGGATTACCATTTACAGAAGATGGAGATGATTGCTTATTCGTACATGCAGATGGATGGGATCTGGATGAGTTACACGAAAATATCAGAGAAGCAATTAGAGAGCATTGCATCGTATTTGATGGAGAATAATACATTGAAAGGAGCGAGAGATTTGCTGCAGCATTAAATCTGGATTTGCTCTGAGTAAGAAATGTTAGAAATTAACAAAATATACAATGAAGATTGCCTTGAAGGTATGAAAAAGATTGATGATAAATCGGTCGATGCGATTATTACGGATCTTCCTTATGGACAAACTTCACGAAATAAATGGGATTCAGTTATTCCATTTAAACCATTATGGGAACAGTATGAAAGAATCATTAAAAACAATGGTGCAATTATTCTATTTGCGAATGGTATGTTTACTGCAGATTTAATGCAAAGCAATCGTAAGCTTTGGAAATATAATCTGATTTGGGAGAAAACACAGCCAACAGGATTTCTAAATGCTAAGAAAATGCCATTACGCTCACACGAAGATATCTGTATTTTCTATAAAAAACTTCCAACTTATAATCCACAGAAAACAACTGGACATCCAAGAAAAGTTAGCAAAGCAGAACATAAGACTAACTGTAAAGAGACTACTGATTATGGAGAACATGGTCTTACTACTTATGATAGTACAGAAAGATACCCTAAGTCGGTATGGACATTTGCAAAGGATATCCAAAAGTCGGCACTTCATCCGACACAAAAGCCTGTAGCACTGATTGAAGAGTTGATCAAGACCTACACAAATCCAGGAGATTTAGTTCTTGATTCATGTGCAGGAAGTTGTACAACTGCAGTTGCAGCTTTGAATACAGGTAGAAATTACATATGTTTTGAGAAGGACAAGGATATTTTTGAGGTTGGAAGTAAGAGAGTGAGAGAATACATAAATGAGTAAATGCGGTAATAATGACTGCCAATGGCACAAATATTGCGAAGGCGGTTTGATGTGGTATGACGAAGATATTACAGAATGTCGTAGTTGGATTAAGCCAAAACCAACTAAGATGAAAAACATCAAAGTAGCTGAATCAGATTATGATAAGGCAGTTAAGGTATTAAAAAGAAATAAGATAGAGTTCAAATGATACATTGAAAGAAATCTTTCTTTGGAAGAGAGGTGATAACAATCAAGAAAGAAACAAAGCAAAGTATTCAATATTTAATGATTATTATATGTATATTAGCATCTATATTTTTTGGTGCTTATAAGTTTTCATTATATGCAGATTATACAGAAGAATACTCGTATGAGTTAGAAGAAGTGAAGTCAGGAACTTATGCAATATATAATACCGTTTCTTCTACTGTTCCTGCTCATAATTATAACATGGTTACGATTTGTTACAATGGTCAAATTCATGTATTTCAAGGAACTGTGAATATTTGTCAGACAAGCAATAAACCTCATGCAGATATTATAAGCAAACCTCATAAGAATTATAGCGATGAGATAACAATTTATGTTCCAAAAGGAACTATTGAGTTTGCTGAAGGCGTTGGAGTTAAATAAGGAATAGGAATAGAGGTGAATAAATTTGAGAGTAGAATTAAGAGAATATATTCCACCAGAATCGGTTGATGAAAATATCATCAAAGCTATTAATACTGTAAAAGAATATTGTAAAACTCATGCAGAATATGAAGACTGTAGAAGATGTGTATTGGGTGATGGTATTCATAATTGTGGATGTAGTAGCCCTTATTTATGGAGTATACGAAAGGAATAATTAAATGACAGAAAAATTTTCAATAGTAAGACAGCTTGATACAGAGAAATTAAGTGGAAGAATTGCTTATTTTGTATATGAGAATGGACACAATCCATATATTTTTGCGAATAATGCAACTTTAGAAGCATTAAAGAAGCCATATGAACAGGAAATGGTGTTTACCAGTTTTGATGGTAAGAAAACTCTTTGTAAAGGTCTAATTGGTAGGTATCAAGGTTACAAGATGTTTGAAGATAACACATTAAAATATGGTGAGATTGAATTGAGATAAGAGAATAAAGATTGTGAGGGAATAAAATGTATGATTTGTTTGAAGATATTTGTATGGAACGTTTGATATTTGATGATGTTCCGTCTGACGACATACTATTAATGTATCCATATAAATTACGAAATGAATCAATATTACGAGATAATATCTGTAATATGAAGAATGTTATTAGAGAATATATCAAAGAAGTGGAACAATATTCTATGTGTGTTAGCGTTATTTCAAAATTGATATGGGATTCTCAGAAAATATCTATGCAGAACGAAGCAGATGAACATCAGAGAAAAGCAGATAAACTAGCAGAGCAAATGAATGATGGGATTAGTCCTTATGCTTGGTGTATCAAGAAAAATTTTGATAAATACATAGATTATATTCATTATAAGGCTGATTATCTTGTTTATTTGGATAAGATATGACAACCAATGAATCTCGCATTTCACAAGGAGGCAAAATATTGAGGATTGGTGACAAAGAAAATGTTAATGAAATCACACTCAGACATAAGGGCAGAGATATTAAATTTGAATGTTTTATCA